GCGAAGAAGGCCAAGGCCGCTGCCAAGAAGAAAGCCGCCAAGGCCAAGAAGCTCAAGGCCAAGCAGACGAAAACGGCGTTCATGAAGGACTGGAACAAGAAACACACGTCCCGGCAGGGGAAGTGGGGTGTTGTGAAAGAACGCAACGAAGCTTGGGATCAATATAAGCAGAATTGCCCTCGCCCGCGCGGCAGAACAGCTCCGGCTTCTAAGATTGCCGCCCGCAAATATGACACGGCAAAGCACGCCGAACTTCATCTATTGAGGACGCAGGTGGAACATCTTAATATCCCCTTTGACGAGGCTGCTGAGAGGAAACGGTGCGAAATTTGGGGGCCAAACTGGAAGACGACCTGTGCGTGGACCGGGACACATATCCCCACAGGCAAAGGCTTATCCGTCGACCATTTGTTTCCTATCCGCGGCGCGTATGGTAATAGTAGAAACTCAAAAACGGGTTGGCTTGATGGAGGGTTGCGTGGAAGCGACTCGCCGTGGAACCGCGTCATGGTTCTCAAACAGCTAAATTCCGGCTTTAAAATCTTCAATCACATGGCCGATCACGGTTGGAAGAAGGATGTTGGTTACCAAGATTTGACAGAGGAAGAACTTGGGCAGTGCACATTTCAAGAGCAGCTATTCTATAAGAAATTGGATCTGTGGCGGGCATACGCCCGCAGCCGAGGGGCTCATTACCACTGGAAGTTCTCAAAAGAAACAAACATTGCCCTCGATGAGCATTATACGTTCATTTATGACCTCCTTGAACGCGGTCTTGATAATATTAGGGTGGAGATTGTGGAATAAAAAACACAAAAGACAACTGAACCAAAAAAGGTGGGGAGAATTGAATGGTATTTCAATTTTCTATTCAGAATGAGACAGGTAACTCAATATTTGCTAGAACACCTCCGTTATTCATAAGTCCTTAAACTTTCTTTTTTTCGCTTCAGAAAATTGAAGCGAAAATAGGAACTGCACCTGATGGCATCAAAAAACATAACAAATGGATTTCAAACAAACACATAACGTTCTCTGCGATGCCCCTCCGACGCAAGTGACACATCCGTGCCCTTGCTGCAAGAAGACTTTCGATGGCGCCGAAATTCGGACAAATCTGCAAAAAACATACTTCGACATATCCGGCATGTGCGTGGGTTGTCAGGAGCTGTATCCGCCCGTCCAGGTCGAACCGCCGCCGCCGCCGCCTCCGCCAAGCGGCACGATCCTCTCGGACTGCTCCTGTTCGCTTCATAGCAAAAAGGCGATGAGCCCAGTCATGGAAACCGAGAAGGGCCAAATCTGGATGTGTATGGCGTGCGCAGCGACAGCTGAGTTCACGAAAGTGTCCGCCGCGGCCCCCTGAACACACCTCACTCGCCACCAGGAAAATTGAAAACTAAAGACCTAGTCATTCTTTTTCTTAAAAGAATGCCTATGGATCCCAACCTGACCTACCCACGTGTCTACATCAGAAATAGTGCACTGCTTATGTGCCAAATCCTCCGCACACCTCGTGAAGAAAGAGAGTTCGCTGAGATAGACCCCAAGAATCGGCGCATGATTTCCGACTGGATGAACTTCAAGGCCTTCCAAGAAGGACGAGCACCCTTTAATCAAAACGGAATCGCTTTTGCAATCAAGACGAACCTCTACAAGGCTTATACCGGGCTCACCGTCGGCGTCTAGGTATTTTAGGCCATATCCGCGTACCCGCCGTCACCATCCAAGACTCTGCCGCCTACGCAACAGATGATCGCAGCGACGGCCGACAAGACCTGCAGGATGAATGTAGCGACCGAATAGCCGTGAATCTGCTGGGGAAGCAGCGGCGGGCAAGACACAACTATTAGCTCATATCCGCCCCACGCAGCCATCCCCGCCGCACCAAGAGCATAGCAAACAGAACCCCGTGTCGAAGGTTCGCCCCGCTGTGTATAAAAGGTATTCATCGCCGCGGTCCCTAGGAGCAGCGACACCAGCACATAGGCCCACAAATGGGACCCGGGACAAATATGGGCGACGTGGTAGTCCTTGACAAGGAACACAACGCCAGAGACCTCATATGCCACGCCGGCTAGACGCAGCAGGAGCATGCAGCAGCGGGTAATCTCAGCTTCTTCGTTTAACATTGCCTTTCTATCCTGTAGCAGCCACTCACCCGCTGTTCAATTTCCCCCCTTGCGCGAGTATTTTCACCGCCCAGACTACCCCCATCAGGTATACCGGGACGAGGGCGACCACATGCTGCCACGCCGGCGAGGTCCGCAGGAACCAGAACAGTTGCCACGAGAAGACGGGAATCCGGATACCGCAGTAAAGATACCGCTGCACCTTCCGCAGAAACCTGATCTTTTCTCTCTGTGGTGCACCCTGCTTATGCAGATAATAATAGAGCGGGTAGCTAGCAAGATTCGACAGCTCCCCCCAGAACATAAGGGTGTGGATGGGAACAACGGTCGCGTCGCCCCGCAGTAAATAGATTGCAGCGAGATGATGGTAGACGTAGCCGGCATTTACCACGCCGCACTTCCCCTCCTTAGCCAGAGATAGGGTATCATTGAGGAAATATGCTGTAGAGAACCAACGAAGATTAGCCAAGTCTCCACGCCCACTGAAAGCGAGGGAAGCCAGAGCATGGGTCCCTGAGACTATGTTATTGGCCTGTTTCCGCGAGAGAACCCGCCTAAGTGTGCTTCTAACCACATAAAACGCAAATAAGCCGCGCGTGAGATTGGCAATATCGTCGGGAAGGGATGGCAACATCTTCTGATAACTGCCGTCCTATAGCTATATCGATTCCCAATTTACTTACGCACATGTCGACATGCAAAAATATCCCATATATACAATGCCCAGAGCCCATTCAGGCAACGTCGTCGTCCACATTCTTGGCGGAGAGGCGCCACCGTCGCCTCCGCCCCCGCCTCCTGGCTCGCCCCCGTCGAGCGTAGCAAGTGACACAGCCAGTGCAACAAGCAACACAGCCAGCACGACAAGCGACGCAGCCAGCGCGGCGGGCGATACAGGTAGCATAACCAGCTCTACATCCGAGAGCTCGCTTTGCCTACTGCCAGGGCCCCCCAGCCAGACTCCACCTGCGGTGCCGGAGTGCCGATTCTGCTTTGAGCCAGCGCTGGCCGGGGACCCCCTAATCGCCCCATGCCTCTGCAGTGGATCAAGCAAGTTCGTGCATGACCGCTGCCTGCGTAAGTGGCGGCTGATGAATTACGGCCGCGCACCTTTCGTGAGATGCATGGAGTGTCGCGCGGCCTACCGCATCCGGTACCGCTGGCCGCGCGAGACCTACAGGTTTACCCCGGCGCAGGTGAGCCAGGTTGCCGGAAACGCACGAACCCTCTTCCTCAGCTTCACATGTCTCTTCGCCGCGCTCTTCCTTAGGACCCTCGACAAGGCTGCGGGCTACCAGCTCGCGCGCGGGATACTCGACCCCTATCCCGATAAAACGTTCATTCATCTCGTCGTCTCGGACACAGTCTACGCCGTGCTCTTTTACTTCTCCGCCATCGCATGGGTTATGACGACGCTGCTCTACATCCTCCTCCCAACTGTCATCCTCCCAAATATAAGGCATCACGACCGGTATGTGAAAACGGCCATCCTCCCCGCAATCGGCAGTTATGTCCTTTCACTGCATTTCTTCTGGCTGTATTACTTCTGCAAAGCGCTTGACCCGCAATCGCCCGAAGCCTACATAAATCTCGAACTAGCGTTAGCTACGGTGAATTTATGGACCCCACGCTACCTGATGCAGTTACACAATAAGTGTGTGGACGGACTGAATAGGAGCAACTATGGTGCAGTTTTGGACCGTGTCGTAGGTGATCGGATAGTGGTTGTATAAAAGGAAATTGAAAGACCCGTCATGACTGGAGACTAACTCATCAGTCATGACGCTTACTATTAAAAGAACGCACAAGGTAAAGGTTGGGGCACAAAGAAAGCAAAGTAAACAGCAAATGCAGCGCAAGATAACAGTAAAAGGCCCACGTATCAAAGTGCGCGTTGCCGGCTACCTTTTGCCAGAGTCAGGTTTGCCGCCCGAAGACCGGCTGCGCAGAAGCAATGTCCGGTATAAGGAACTGCTCTGCCGGGCAGGAGACTGGGCACATTACTACACTTGCACCAACTTCCCCGGCATGCCAGCTGACGTCATGGAAGGTGTCGGAACAGTGATCCAACAGAGTCTCTGGGAGGGACTCGATAAAATCCATTCGGCGGTGAAGATATTCTATACCCATCTATGGCATGAGCGCCTTTACGAGAACAAGTTGTCACCTCAGGCCATCGAAAACGCAATAGGTCTGGCGAGCCAAGCCTGGGGAGCCGAAGAGAGCTGGGGAAATCCGCGCCGCCCCTACACCGACCGGCCTGTCGACTTTGCCCACTACTTACGTCGGCTCACGGGCTTTAGCCGCGCGCGGTACAGCGAAACGTCCCCCTGCCGATAGCCAAGCCCCGGCGGCAACCCACTTCGGCCAGCAAAGCCAGGTAGGCTTACGCCACCACCGTCGCCCCCGCGTCTCACTCCCCCGCGCCTCCCGCCGTCGCCGCCGGTGACGACGCATCTTTTTCATTCGCCACTCGGACTTCGCGATATCCCTTTCCAAGCGGGCAATATCCATCTCCAGTTCCAAAGGAGACATTGTCCGATAATCCTGCGTTGGCCTGTAGGCGACCCACTCTCCCTCGGTTTCATCCTCTAGGGGCACATACTGAGATACGCGACAGACAAGCCCTTGATGCATGGTAGTCAGCGTTGAGCGGCTCCTTCCTGACATATATAGTAGGACGACACTATATTTAATAAGCCCCTATAACAATGGAGGTAGAAAAACCCACGCGTCCCCCGAAACGCCCCCTTCTATGGAGAATTCTGTCGTGCCTAGCCAGGTCCATCTGCCGTATCAGCAAGGCAGCTCTCAGATGTTGCTGCCCTTGCTGTTGCTGCTGCTGTTAAAACATGCGTTGACAGATCAGCCACGAAGTAGCGTGCCCAGTCCAAGTCTGCCGACAAGGCGGCAAGCTTGGCCTGTCCCGCCTCAGCACCCGGCGCCATCCAGTCAATGGCGTCGTATAAAGCGATCAGAGCTACAAGCTTGTCGTGCACCTCCCGCGACTGTCTCCGAAGCATACTATGCGCCATATAGATTAGCGCAATTAAGGCGCGCCGTGGATACGACTCAATTTTCGTCCTATCTCACAGCGCCCCGCTGCACCACTCGGCCGCCGCAACAGGGAGAAGGTATACTACCGCGTTCATATTCATGAGAGCAAGGAACATGGCGAAGGCCAAAGCCGCACGAGACACCCAGGAGGGGAAGCCCAGGGGTCCCCTCGCGAGCAAAATAAAAACATAGGCAAAGATAGCGACACGACCGAAAGGGCAAATCCGCAAACTCCGCTCGCTGCCGGCCGTATGCCTAAACCACCATCCGGACGGCGACTCACCAATACCGAAATCAACGGCAGTTTCAAAGAAATGAAACATATAGAGAAGATAGATCGACTCAAGAAGAGAGATACAGCTAATCATTGCCTTATTCATTACTTTTATTTTCTAATCAGCATTCATAATGAACAGAACCCGAAGGCGTACGAATCACGCTGCCAGACGGATAAATATCCGATTCAAGACGAGGTGGGCGGACCTCGCTCCGGTCAGCAGAAGGGCTCTCTCCCGGAATGGCCCGTACATCGATGCACACTTTAAACATATCGACGCCAAGAACCCTATCGGCCAGACCTACTACCTAAGACCAATAACCAGGTACAACGCACAAAAGAAACTTCTGACCATCCGCCTGACATCGAAACAGCCGACCGTGCATATGAACGGCAATACAGTGTCCGACAAGGTAGTATATAGTGGAAGTATCAAGATAAGAAACTTCCAGTACGGAAAATACAATGAGAATGCGGTCGTCGAAGCAAATCTGACGCTGCACAACAAGACCGGTAGAGATCTGATAGGTTTCCACATCCACGACGGCGAACTCATAGGAAAGAAGCCATACGCAGGATTCACTAACTTCGGACCCATCGTCGTTTTCCTCTATACCACAGCCTACTGGAACAAGAAAAAGAAAGAAAGCGCCTTTCCTCTACCTTCCGACGATGTGACACCTATGACCAATTATACCCTTCACTAAGGATACCTGCCTGACTAGAGTGAGTCAGGTATCCTGCGCGGTAGCATCCTCAGCCTCCGTTTCCGCAGGCGGACCCTGCTCCAA